AGTTACAAAACGAGTTTCAGCCTCTTTTAAATTTAGAATAGCCTGTTTAAAATAGCTATCTTTCAACTCAACACCCAAAGCAAAACGATTCATTGAAACAGCCGAAAATACCTCACTCCCAACTCCCATAAAAGGCGTTAACACTATTTCTTTTTCATTTGAGTACATGTAAACAATCCTATCAATAACATCAAGTTGAAGCGGGTGTACGTGCTTTTCATCGTCCTCGTCTTTTGAATCTTTAAACGGCAATACATTGTCAATCCTTACATCATCCCAAACTGAAGAGGCATACCTCTGCCATGTTAAGTGAGATAATTTGTTTTCCCGTTGATCACCTTTAAAACCTGCCCATTTCGCTAAAAAATCTGAATAACTACCGTACGTTTCTTCATGTGCTGTAAGGAATGGAGTTTCTCCGAAATATGGATAATCTATTAATCCGTTTGGGTGACTTACAGGAACTTCGGTTTCTCCTTTTTTCTTAAAAATAAGCACATAATCAGGCATAGCAGGAAAACATTTTGTTGCATCTTCAACTATGAATTTGTGCATAAGACTTTGAACCATTGTTCTCATCCGAACCTTTAGCGGCTCTTTCCATGTTGTAATTCTGTTATGGTATTCAAATCCATATTTTTCATGCAATTTTATTACCTCACCGGGGAAGTCCCAAAGACGTCCGGTATTTGTATGCACATCGGTAACATGCACAGCAGATATACGGCCTTTCTTAGTTACCCTGGCAATTTCCGAAATTAAGTATTCGTACATTTCCAAAAATTGTTCCTTTGAATCACAATTTGAAAAATCACGTTCTGAACTCGAATAGTTGTATAACCCGGCAAAAGGAGGGCTATAAACGCTCAAATGAACGGAGTTATCAGGTAAGGTAGGTAAAATTTCCATGCAATCAGAGTTGTAAATTGCATACTTGTCAGTGATTAGTTGTTCTTTAGTTTTCATACATTTAAGAAGTTAGGTAGTATTATGTTTTTGTTAAATTCTTTTTTTGTAATTGTATAGTCTTTATTTGTTTGTTCGGATAGTTTTTTGAACATTTTGATAGCCTTATCTTTTTTAATCAAAAGAGTTTGCATTATTTTTTCCTGTCCGTCTGATAAAACCAAATCCACGGTTACTGGTTTTGTTTGTCCGAACCTCCAAAACCTTCTTATAGCTTGGTAATATTGCTCATAACTGTATGTGGGGAAGTATGTAGTATGATTGCAATGCTGCCAGTTAAGGCCAAAAGCTGTTATAGAAGTTTTTGTAATTAGCTTTTTAATATCACCTGTAGAAAACGCATTTAAAATCTCTTCTTTTTTGTCAATACTCATACTACCTATCAATTCAACGGCAGAATTATCAATACTTTTTAAAAGTTTTGATTCATCGTTCAGGTTACACCAATATACGGATGTATCATGTAATAATGCTTTTTCTACTGCAATTTCGCACCGTTTTTGAATTGTTACTTTTGCCTCTGCTTTTATCTCTGCAAATCCAACGGCAGGAAGTGCGAATAATGAATGTTGGCCATTAATAGTTAATGGTGTTTCGTTTCTGATAATTGTTTCAATTTCATAAAGTCGAGGTAAAATAAACCTTTCGTCAGAAAATCCAATGTCAGAAGGTTTCTTTGCAGATATGCTCCAACTTGCAACCCATTTCCAAAAATCATTCTCAGCGTGTGGTTTCAAATACATTTTTTCGCCACGGTTTGAATCAATAGCATCGTTATTTTGTTTAAAAAATTTGCTTAGCATATCTACATAACCCATATATCCTAAACTTTCAGAGCTGGTTCCAAGCTCTATATAATCGTTTGGAGAAGGAGTAGCTGTAAATAAAAACCTATATTTTACCTTTCGCATGAAGGTAGTTATCTGTTGTTTTATAGCACCGTCAAAATTTTTCAAAATGCTACTTTCGTCAAGAATAACAGTATCGAAATTATCGGGCTGTAAATAATGCAACCGTTCGTAATTTATCAATACTATTTTTTTTGTGAACTTACCGTCTTTTGTATGTTCAATATCATCTATTCCAAACTTTTCAGCCTCTTTAATAAACTGACCCGCTACGGCCAAAGGTGTTATAATCAAAACGGGCTTATTTGTATAACGTAAATAATTGACAGCGGTCGTTAATTCGATAATTGTTTTGCCTAATCCGGTATCCAAAAAAACAGCGCACCGTCCCTTTTTTATTGCATATTCAGCAACGTATTTTTGAAAGTCGAACATTCCATCAGGATAAAAAGAAGGTTCAATCCCGTAATTTATTACCGAGTGCTGTTTAGATTTAATAAATTCATTGTAATCCATATTCTTACTTTTTGTTGGTTTTACGTTTCTTTTCTTTCAGCCCGTGCAATGTCATCGGCTTAAATTTGTACTGCAAATCTTTTGCGATCCGCTTGCTGTTTTTGTCGATCCAGGATAATAACCGATCCTCTACATTGTCAGGTAAATGGATATAGCACCTATCGCATCTCATTAGAGCCTCATACAGCCCGTTTTGCCTTACGTGCGACAAAAGATACTCCGGCAGGTTTTTAGTGTCGTACAGGCAGCCGGATTCAATCTGTGGGCTTTTTATTGCCTTCTTCGTCTCCGTGCTTATTATCCGCTGGTGAGCGGAAACAGGTTCTCCCCCGGCTTTGTGTTTTGAGTGTGTGTTCATTTTGTTTCCTTTTTTTCAAAATACTCAGTAATTATCAAGATGATCAGGTTTGATAATGACCGCTTTGTTTTTTGCGCTTCGGCCTTTAGCTTTTCCTGAAGTTCGTCCGGGATTCGGAGGGAGAAGGGAGTTTTCATGATTCTAATTTTTCGTAGTAAAATTTTTGATACCCATATGCGGCATTTTCATTTATGCAGAAATCTATTGCTTCTTCTTCGTCTTCATAGACTTCATAGCACTCGTTATCGCCATATGTGTCTTCTTTATCGTACACATAAAAGTAAATTTTTTCTTCCTTGGTTTCCATATTATTTTTTATTTAAAAGGTGAGTAATTTCAAAAAGTGATTTTTTAGATTCTTCGCCAGTTAGTACTGAAAACTCTTGACCAGCTTTTAAATTCATTTTTCTGTTTGCTGTGTATGATGTTGCTTTTACTTCACTTGTAACATACATATCTAAGCTAAAAGTTAAACCCCACTTACCTACAACCTTAATTGGTTTGTTGCTTACTATGATTACATCGTCTATTTGCAAGTCCTCTGATTTTTTAGTTATTGTTGTCATGGCTTCTATTTGTTTGATGAAGTAAAGATAATACAATGTAATACATTGTAGGTAATAAAATCAGGAAAACACGAAAATAATTATGTTTGATTATCAGCTACTTAGGAATTATTTGTGGTACTTTTTTACATACGGCACAAAAACAGCTATTTTTTAACACTTTTTTTATCATGGTACAATTCAGAATAAAATTGCATATCCAGTTGAAGCCCCAAATCATGCTCCGCCTGTTCTTTTATTGCGCCGAAAAGCTGATGAATCTGCAAGGCTCTTTTGTGCAAAGATTTAAGGTAGGTTTCTACCTCCTGAGTACTTTTTGCAAATTTGTACCCGTTTGCCCCGGCAATTAATAACGGTAATTCGCCAGATGTACGCAATGTGTGAAGGTGAGTTCTTATTTCTGAACCACGTACTTCTATTCCTGTCCTCAATATATGAAGTAAACGTATTTTAAAATTAGGTACATATTCATCAAACAGTTGTTTGTTTTCGTTGATAGTTTCGAGTATTTCTTTCGCTGTTGTTTTCATGTCGATGTTTTTTAGTTGACCGGCCAGCAGTCAGTTCTTAATACAAAAATTGTTTCGTTGTTGTTTCTGATTTCCAAAACATCGTTTTCGATTGAATCAATTACCCATACGCCGGAGCAATAGCGTACCATGTCTTTTCGTTCAAGCCCCTGCCTCCATGCGTAAATGTGCATTCGTTCCTCGTTTTCGCTGGCACGTCCTGAGATAGCGCACATAGCGTAAAGTACAAACAGGAAAACTCCTAAAACTGTCAGTAAAATTGTTGTATTCATGGCTTTTGTTTTAAAATGTTATTTTTAATTGTTCGTTAGGTTCTGGTATTTGTACTCCTAAAAATTCAGCAGCCCATTCAGTAATTTTTGCGAAGTAATCCATCATTTGCGAAGTTGACATTTCAGTTGTGCTGCCGATAAATGATATTATTTCACCGTTAATTTCGTTCGCTATTTCAATGATGTTAAAATTAGTTTTCAAATAGTCGTGTGTCGTTTCGGTTGTCATCCTATAACCTACATCGTTTAATCCTTTTTTTACAAGTGGAACAACCACTCCCCAGTAATACGCATTTTGAGAAAGTGAACGTTTTTTACTTTTCTTTTCAATTGTCAAAACATAATCACCATCTTTAAATATCTTTATATCGCTAATTAGCTGGCTCCGGTGCGGGAGTACCAATTTACCCC